ATCATCGATTTCTCTCCCGACCAGGGACGATCGGCGACGATGTAATCGTTGCGAGCCGGGATTGACCACCACGCCGCGTCATCGGAGCGACACGCCGCTACCGGGCCTCGGGGGGAGACGGGCTGGCGCGGTGGCCCGCATCCGCCGCGGTGTCGACGAGCAGATCCGCGCCCAACGCGCCGCCGGCCAGCTCGAGAACGTCGACGCCGCGCTGATCGCGTTGGCCCGCACCTTGGCCGACGCCGCCGACGCCGAACATCTCGACCCCGACGGCTCCCGGTTCACGGTCGGATCGTTGGGCGGCCGGCTCGTCACCGTGCTGCTGGAGTTGCGCGGTGAACGTGGCGCCGCCGGCGAAGGCCTCGACGTCGAGCTCGAGACGCTCAAGGCCGCGCTACGCGACGCCCCGCGATCCTGACCGGCCCACCCGCGGCCTTTCCACCGTCGCCCATCTCGCCCGGCTGCGTAGCGCTCCCCCGTTCCCGTGGCAGTGGGAGGTCGCCGACGTCGCCGGCGAGATCAACGACACCGGCGACGGGTTCCACCATCCGATCGTGGTGGTATCGGTGCCTCGCCGGGCCGGCAAGACCGCGTTGGAGCTGGCGGTCGCGCTCGACCGGATGGACATCGGCCGGGACGTGCGCGCCTGGTACACGGCGCAGCGCCGGGAGGACGCCGCCAAGCAGTTCCGTGACGAATGGGCGCCGATGCTCGAGCGGCCGTCGCTGCGCCGCCTGTACAAGCTGCGCCGCTCGCAGGGTTCCGAGGGGATCCACAAACGGCACGGCTCGAGCCGGCTGCAGCTGTTCCCGCCGACCGAGAACGCGTTGCACGGGATGAACGCCGACCTCGTCGAGATCGACGAGGCGTGGTACTTCGATCAGGCCACCGGCGAGGCGCTCGAGGCCGGGGTGCGCGCCGCTCAGTTGACCCGCTCATGGCGGCAACTGTGGATCGTCTCGGCCGGGGGGACCATCGAATCCACGTGGTGGGACTGGTGGCTCACGGTGGGTGAAGAGGGTGGCCCGGGGGTCGCGCTGTTCGATTACGGCGCGGACAGTTCCGCCGACGATTACGACCCCGCGGACCCCCGGACGTGGGTGCAGGCGCATCCGTCGCTCGGTCGAAACTTCCCCATCGAAGCCCTCGCTCATGAATGGCACACCAAGCGGGACGTTGCAAGCTTCGAGCGGCACTACCTCAACGTGTGGCCCCGGCCGAGCCTGATCGTCGCCGGCGCCGGACTGGAGCTCGAGCAGTGGGCGACTGCCGCCCACCCGCGCACGGTGCCGGCACCGGTGACCGCGATCGCGCTCGACGTCGCCGCCGATCGGGCGTGGGCGTCGATTGCCGTGGCCGGCCCGGCCGCCGACCGTTTCGCCGTCGAGGTCGTCGACCGACGGCCCGGTGTGGCGTGGGTGGCCGACGGGATCCGCGCCGTGCGCGCCGCTCACCGCGGAGTGCCGGTGGTCGCGGACGCGTTGGTCGCCGCGTCGATCGTCGCCGAGTTGACCCGCGGCCGGATCGCCGTCGAAGCGGTCGGCGCCGCCGATCACGCCAAGGCGTGCGGCACGTTCGTCGACCTGCTCGCCTCGGGCCGGCTCGCCCACCGCTCGCAACGGGTGCTCGACGACGCCGTCGCCGGCGCCGCCCGCCGCCCGTTGGGTGACGCGTGGTTGTGGTCGCGGTCGCGCAGCGACGTCGACATCTCACCGTTGGTGGCGGTCACGTTGGCCGCCTGGCGGGCACACAACGCCCCGCCGCCCGGCCGCGGCACCGTCGTCACCACCGTTCACAGCGATCCGCAGCGAATTGCCCGCACCCGACATACCCCCGCGCCCCGCGAAACGCAGCACAGGGCAACGTGGAGGCTGTAATCGGGCCCGATTTGTTGCCTCGGGCCGGTAAGCGCGCCATATCTGGCTCTCGGTGCGGTTGAGGGACGCGCTGCAGGGGCCATCGATCGGCCGGATCCGCGCCAACGGCGCCCCGAAGGTCACCGCCGCCGGCGGCCGGGTCGCTCTCGCCCCGTCCCGGGTCGCCGGTCGGCTGCCGTGGGGCAAGGGAGGCGACGCACTCGCCGAGTTCGTCCCCCCGATCCTGCCGTGGGGCGACCGCAACGCGGCGATGTCGGTCCCGGCGATCTCCCGGGCCCGCGATCTGATCTGTTCGGCGGTCGGCGCGCTGCCGTTCACGTTGTGGACGATCGACTTTCAGGCGACCCCGCCGATCGAGAAGTCGACGCCGCCGGCCGGGTGGATGGCCCGCCCCGACCCCGACCGGACCCGCCAGTGGATCCTCGCGTGGACCACCGACGACCTGTTGTTCTACGGGGCCGCCCATTGGCGGATCGTCGACCGCTACGCGCTGCCCAACGACTTCCCGCGTGCGTTCCGGCGGCTCGAGCCCGGCGACGTCCACGTCAACGACGACGGCACCGTCACCGTCAACGGCGCCCGGGTGGACCCGCGGGACATCGTCGAGTTCCTGTCCCCGATCGAAGGGATCCTCGTCAACGGGTGGCGCACGATCGGGATCGCCCTGGACCTCGACGACGCCGCCGCCCGGTTCGCCGGCGCCGAAGTCCCCGCCGGGATCCTCGAGGAACAAGCCGGCGGCGAGGACATGACCGGCGACGAGCTCGCCGAGGAGGCCGCCAAATTCACCGAGGCCCGCCGCAACAACACCACCGCCGCCACCAACAAGTACCTCAAGTACCGGGAGTCGACCGCCGACCCCGAACGGTTGCAGCTCGTCCAGTCCCGCAGCTACCAGGCGTTGGAGAACGCCCGGTTGACCAACGTGCCGCCATATCTGATCGGCGCCCCCGCCGGTACCGGGATGACCTACCAGAACGCCCAACAGGCCCGCGGCGACCTGATCGACTTCGGCGCCCTCCCCTACATCGGCTGCATCGAGCAGACCCTGTCAGGCCCGAACGTGACCCCGCGCACCCAAGCGGTGCGGTTGGACACCAACGCCTGGTTGCGCAACCCGTTGGTCCCCGAACCCGAGACGTCACCGACCGACCTCGAGCAGGCCTACAACCCCGGCGCCGTCGGCGAGGTGGTGCCGTGATCATCGCCACGTTCCCCGCCACCGTCGTCACCGCCTCGCCCGGCACCGGGGAGCGGCGCACGATCGGCGGGGTCGCCCTGCCGTGGGGCGTCGAGGGGACGGTACGTGACGGCACCCGGGTCCGGTTCCTGCCCGGCTCACTGGACGCCGCCGCCCGGCCGGTCACGGTGTTGGGTCACGACGGCCCGCCGATCGGCCGGGTCGCCGACGCCGCCAACCGCGGTGACCGGCTCGAGGCGTCGGTGCGGGTGTCACAGACCCACGCCGGCGACGACGCCTTGGTGCTCGCCAACGACGGGGTGCTCGCGATGTTCTCCGTCGAGGCCAACCCGACCGGCTACCGCTACGACGACGCCGGCGTGCTCGAGGTGATCGCCGCCGACTGGGTCGGTCTGTCGCTCGAGCCGGCCGGCGCGTTCGCCGGCGCCAACCTCACCACGATCACCGCCACCCAAGGAGGGGCCATGCCCGATCCGGTTGCCACCGCAACAACCCCCGACGACCCCGACACCCCGGACGTCCCGGACCCCGAACCGGAGCCCGAACCGGAGCCGGGCGTGATCCAAGGGGCGGCCGCGACGGGACCGAACCCGTCGCCGACGGTGGTGCCGTTGCGCGCCTCAAGCGCCGCCCAACCCCAACCGGTGACCCTGACCCGGGTGGCCGAGACGATCGCGGGCGCGATGCGCCGCGCCCCCGCCGGATCACAGGCGGCGAGGATCCAAGCGGCGCTCGCCAACGTGACGACCGCCAACGTCGCCGGGATCGTGCGGCCCGCCTACCGCTCCGAGATCGTCGGACTGATCGACTACGGGATGCCGACCGTGCGGGTGCTGCAGTCACGGCCGTTGCCGAGCTCCGGGATGCGGATCGAGTATCCCGAATGGACCAGCCTGCCCGCCAACACGACACAGCAGGCGCAACAGAAAACCGAGATCGGCACCGGCCCCGTCACGATCGGGGTCAAGGGCAACGACATCGCCACGTGGGCGCAGGGCAACGACATCTCGTTCCAGACCGCGCAACGCTCCGACCCGAGCTTCATCGACGCCTACCTGCGGGCCGCCGCGATCGACGCCGGCACCAAGTACGACATCGACGTCAACACGAAGCTTCTCGCCGTCGCCACCGCGGCGGTCGCCGGCACCACGTTCCTCGAGAACGTCAAGGCGCTGTTCGCCGCGCTCGCCCCACCGAAGAAGGTGCCGCTCGGCCCGCTGTTCCTCGCCCTGTCGTATGACGTGTGGCTCGACACGATCGACGTCACCGGGCTCGACGGCCCCGCCTACTGGGACCTGTCGATCAACTTCGGATCGTTCCTGCCCGACCAGACCACCGACAGCCTGTTGACCTACGTGTCCCCGAACCTCCCCGCCGGCACGATGCTGCTCGGCTCCCGGCAGGCCGCCGCCTCCTACGGCGGCCCCGAGACCTCCGCCGACATCCGGGTCGTCGACGTGTCGCTGTTGGGGATCGACCTCGGCGTCTACTTCTTCGCCGTGCTCGCGATCGAGTACCCCGAGGCGTTCGCCAAGCTCACCGGGCTCGTCTCCGCGTCGACGGCGCTCGTCGAAGGCGCCCAACGGCCCGAACCTCCCGCCGACGACGAGGAGGGCGAGCAGAAAGCAGGCCGCAAGCGCTGATGGGCTGGACGGATCTTGCCAGGGTGAAACGGGCGATCGGCCCGCAGGTGGCCGCCGACCCGTATCTCGACGACGTCGTCGCCGCCGCCAACGCGTGGGCGCCCCGCAAACGGTTCGAGGCCGGCTACCGCGCCCCTGACAGCAGTCCCGAAGACCCCGACGTCGCGCCGTCGCCCGACGTCGCGTTGGGGACCACCCTGTACGCGGTGGCGCTGTACAACGAGCGCGGCGCCACCGACAGCTTCGCCAGCTTCCAGGACCTGTCCGGGTACACGCCGGCGACCGGCAGCCTCGGTCAGATCAACCGGTTGTTGGGCATCGGCAAGGGCCAGGTCGACACACCGTTGGGGGCGCCGGTGTGAACGGGCCTGGAAACGTGTTCGACCAGGACCGTGCGACGATCGCCGGCAAACTTGTCGCCGGCGGCGTCGAGGAGGCGACGACGGATCCGCGGTCACCGGTGCCGTGCGTGTTGGTTGATGCCCCGATCATCACCGGCACCGAGGGGATCGGCGGGTGGCGTGTCGACCAACCGGTCCAGGTGATCGCCGCCCCGCCCGGCAACGCCGCCGCCTTGTCGTGGATGCTCGATCACGTCGAGATCGTGATGCGGCTCCTCGACGGGCCGACGAGCGCGATCCCGGGCACCGTCATTCACAACGACGTCGACTGCCCCGCCTACACGATCACGTTCCCCCGATCCATCGCCAACCCCGAGTGCTAGGAGGCCCCGCATGGCGCGCACCGTCATCACGATCAACAACCCGATCCTGCGGATCGCCGACACCGAGGCCGGCCTGGCCACCGGCACCGCCTACCAGTGCCAGGTGGAGAACGCCAAGATCGTCGCCACCGCCAACTATCAGACGATCCCCGCCACCGGCTGCGACGGGGCGTCGCAGTCGGCCGGTCAGACGTCGTTCGCTCTGGTGATCCAGTGGTTGCAGGACTGGACCGCGCCCGGCGGCATGTCCAAGTACGCCTTCGACAACGATGCCACCATTAAGTGGGTCGAGTTCCAGCTCGACGCCGCCGTCCCGGCGGTCACCGCCAAGGGGCCAGTGTCGATCGCGTCCGGCTCCTACGGCGGGAACTTCGGTGACGGCACCCACGCCGACTCGGATCAGATGACCTGGCCGTACCAGCAGAAGCCGACGATCACCGCGCCCGCCGCTTCTTTGGAGTCCGAGGCCGCGTGACCGTTTCGGGCGAGCTCCGGGCGATGGCGATCGAGTTGCGCAACCTGCCGCGCAGCTCGATGATCGCGGCGGCCAAAGCGGTCAAGGCGGTCGCCGCCCAGGAGGGCACCCGCGCCGGCGGTCCGTTGGTCGGCAAGAAACGCCGCGGGTTGAAGTTGCGCGCCCGGGACGAGATCCGCACCGCCGGCACCGTCACCACCTGCCGGATCCAAGGGGTGTCGCCGGCCGGTTGGGTGTGGGTGTCCTACGGCACCCGGCCCCATCAGATCCGCCGCCGCAAACGCGGCCCGATGAAGGTGATGACGGTGCACCATCCCGGCACCCGGGGCCGGGGCGGGTGGGACCGGGTCGCCCAACGGGCCGCGGTGATCGTGCCGGCGATCTTCGATGACCAGGTCGCCCGGGTGGTGCGCTGATGGTCGACAAACAGATCCGCATCGACCTCACGTCGCGTGACGACGCCTCCGCCACCCTCGACGACGTCGCCGACGCCGCCGCCGCCCTCGAGAAGGCGTCACCGGAGGTCGATGTCACCGCCGACACCGATGCCGCCCAGTCCGACATCGAGAAGGTGGACGCGCTCGTCGATCAGCTCGAGCGGCGCACACCGGAGATCGCCGTCGGCGCCGACACGTCCACCGCCGAATCCGGACTCGCCGACGTCGAGGGCCAGGCCGACGACCTCGCCCGGTTGAGCCCGGAGATCACCGTCGGCGCGGAAGTCGATGACGCCACCCGCGCTCTCGACGACGTGAAGACCGAGGTCGACACGTTGACCGACGCCGACCGGGAGATCATTCTCAAGGCGAAGGTCGACGACGCCAGTGCCGCGCTCAAGTCGCTGCGCGGCGATCTCGACACCACCGCCGACAAGGCCGATCAGACCGCCCGCCGGATGGACGACATCGGCCGCTCCGACGGACCCCGCCTCGCCGGGAACCAGGTGGCCGATCTCACCGGCCCGTTCGGTGACGCCTCCGGTGCCGCCTCCGACTTCGGTGGCATCTTCGACGGGCTGTCGGACATCTCCGAATCGGTCGGCACCCGGATCGGCAAGGACATGACCGGGGTCGTGTCGAACCTCGGGCTCGCCGGGCTCGCCGTGGGCGCGGTCGCCGCCGGTTGGTCGTTCTTCTCGCAGAAGGCCGAGGAGGCCAAACGCAAAGCCGAGGAGGCCGCCGAGGCGCAACGCGAGATCAACGAGGCGCTCAAGGAGGGCGACATCGCCGCGGCCACCGAGAAACTCGCCGAAGCCTACGAAAGCGTGTTCGATGCGGCCGAGGACGCGGGCGTGTCCGTCGAACAGACCACCAGGTACATCCGTGGCGCCGCCGACTCGTTGCCCGATCTCGATCGGGCGCTCGAGGACAACGCCGAGGCGATCGAGAACACCAAGAAGGCGAACGACGACTATTACGAGCGGACCGGATTCCTCAGCCAAGCGCTCGTCGACCAGCAACAGAAACTGCTGGACACCAGGAACCGGCTCAACCAGGTCCGTGACGCGGTCGACGGCGCCCGTCGCAAGAACATCGACCTCAACGGCACGATCGCCGATCAGGACAGGCGTCTCCGCAACGTACGCAAAGGGCTCGATGACGCCAGTGACAGCACCGACAAGCTGCGCGACTCGCAGCGCAACGCCAAGCGCTCGACCGAGGAGCTCGACCAGGCGCTCGGCAAGCTCAAGGATCAGCTGAGCTTCGAGCGCACGATGCTCCGGTTCGAGCAGGACTTCCGCGAGGCGATGCGGAAGTCCCGGGGCGAGCGCGAGCTCACCTCCGAATCGGTCCTGTCGCTGAAAGAGGACATCTTCGACGTCGCCGAGTACGCCCGGCTCACCCCCGCCGAAGTGAAGGCGTTGCTGCGCCGGATCGAACGTGGCGACATCGCCGGAGTGCTCGCCTTCGTCCAGTCGTACATGGACTCGCACACCGTCGAGACCCCGGCCGGCGTGAAGTACATCGGCGGCGCCGCCGACGCCCACAACGCCGCCCAGTCGGACATGAACGCCCAGGGGCCGGTGGTGATCCCGACGACGATCAGCCGCGGACCGAGCTCGGATCCAATCTTTGGGCCGAGCGCGTTCGCCCTGTCGGCGCCGGTGACGAACGTGACGATGTACCTGCCCCGCGGCTACCGGGAGCGGGACGTGATCGAAGCCGGCCGCCGCGCCGCCCGCCGCTCCGGCGGCCTGTACCGCAGGGTGCGCCGGTGAGACTCAACGACGTCGCCCCGCCGGCGTTCGCCGCCGAGTACCCCGAAGGCGGGCCGCTGGCCACGTGGGCGGCCGTGCCGCATCCGATCATCGAACGCCTGCCCACCTACGCCTACGGGTGGGACGACGAGGACCCCGACGTGGTGTGGGATGCCCCCGGCGACGTGTACTGGTGGGACGCGGCGGCGAGCGGCGGCAGTTTCATCGACGCCGTGTGCGACTTCGTCGCCATCGAGACCGAGGCCGGCAACCCTGATGAGCTCGGCCTGTTCGAGTCGGCCCGGGCCACGGTCACTCTCGACAACCGTTCCGGCGCCTACACGAACTACGACCAGTCGGGCCGTCTCGTGTACTACGCCCCCGGCCGCCGGCTGCTGTTGATGTCGACGCTCGAGAGCCAGTGGTGGTGGATGTTCGACGGGCGGATCACGGCGTGGGAGGACAACGCCGACGGCACCGTGACGATCACCGCGCACGACCGGTTCACGGCCCTCGCCCAAGAGATCGGCACCTACACGCCGGGTGTCAGCGGCGAGAAACCACGGGAACGGATCGCCGCGATCGTCGCCTCCGCCGGCGCCCCGGGCCCGTCACGCATGGATCCCGGCGACGTCACATTGACCCGTCAAGAAACCGACCGGTCCCCGCTCGAAGAGATCGAAGTGGTCGCCCTGTCCGACGCCGGGCAGGTGTACATCGACGCCGACGGCGCATTGGTGTACCGCGACCGGCTGTGGCCACGCGGCCGCGCCGACCAGGGATACATCCCGGTGTTCTCCGACAACGTGTGCGGGGCGCAGTCGATCGTGTGGGACCTCGACCTCGCCTCCGACGACGAACATCTCGCCACCGTCGTGATCCTCACCAACGAGCTGCGCCGCACCGTCGGCGTCTCCTCCACCGACCCGCAGTGGGGCCAGCACTTCATCCTCACCCATCCCGACCCCGACCAGTGGACGCAGGACGCCGAGGGCCAGGCGGTCGCCGACACGCTGCTCGAGCTGTACGAAACCCGGGCCGTGTCGGTGCGCTCGTTCAACCTGCATCTCACCGACCCGAAGCAGTATCTGTGGCGTGACGGGATCGACCGCCGGTTGGGTGACCGGATCCGGTTCCTGCACGACTTCGTCGCCGCCGGCGGCGGTCAGGGCAGTTTCGACATCACCGCCGTCGTCGCCACGATCACCCACGAGATCACGCCCGAATCGTGGGTGGTCGGGATCGGGTGTTGGCCGGCGATCGACGCCACCGTCGTGCAGCGCTGGAACCGCACCGACTGGTTGTGGGACGACGCCGACGCGAGATGGGACTACTGACAATGCCGGTCCAAGACGTCCCCGTCCCCGGCTCCCCGATCCGCTCGGCGTGGGCCCAATCGGTGTCGGCTGTCGCCAACACCGGTGAGAACACGATCGCCACCAAGGTCGCCAAGACCGGCGACGTGTTGACCGGCCCGTTGAGTTGGGGTGGTGACCCGATCGACGCTCAAGGGTTACAGCTCCGCCTCGACGGGGTGATCCGATCGACGAACGGAAGCACCACCCTCGCCAACATCCGGCTCGCCAGGGGCGGGGCCGGGGCGATCGATCCGGGCCAGTCGTTCATGACGTTCGTCCGCGGCCTGACGTCATCCGCTCCCGTCATCGGGTCGATCACGATCGCCACCGCCAGCACCGTCGCGTACAACACGTCATCGGACGCCCGGCTGAAGGAACCGACCGGCGACGTCGCCGACGCCGCCGCCATCGTCCAAGCGTTGGGCAGCCTCGCCTACCGCGGCCGGTGGAAGGACGATATCGCCGAGGGCATCGGTGAAGAATGGGTGTTCGTCAACAGTCAAGACGTCCAACTGTTGGCCCCGTTCGCCGTCACCGGTGAACCCGACGCGGTCACCACTCAAGACGACGTCGACGCCGGCCTTGCCGGCGAACCGGGCCAGATCATCCCCCAGCAACTGAACCACGGCGCCCTCGTCCCGTTGCTGCTCGCCGCCCTCGCCCAAGCCCTGGACCGCATCGACACGCTCGAGGCCGCCCGATGAGCATCGACTTCGGTGACGCCGAACCCGAGGACGCCTGGCACCCCGACGACCCCGTCGACGAGCTGCTCGACAATCTCGCCCGCCGCCTGTCCCTGTTGGGCGAGATGCTCGAGGTCCGCACCCGTGACCGCAACGAGCTCGCCGCCGCGATCCGCGACGCCCTGACCCGGGTGCGCCGGCGCCGCCTCACCGACCGCGAAGAGGTGCGGGTCGAGCTGGCCGAAGCCGACTACGCCCAGGTGCTGGCCCGGATCGTGTCCGGCGACGTCGGATCCCGCCATGGGTGACGTCTGGCTGACCTGGCTCGCCGACGAGCTCCGCCGCGCCGGGCTCAAGGTCGTCGAATGCGACGGCTGGAAGACCCGGGCCCGCTCCTCGGGCGGCTACGAACCGGGCCGCCCGTGGTGCGTGATGTGGCATCACACCGCGTCGGCGACCGGGGGCAGCGCCGCCAACGACGTCGCCTACATGCTCTCCCCATCGAACGACGCGTACCCGACCGCCAACCTGTACGTGGCCCGCAACGGCGAGGTGTGGGTGATGGCCGCAGGGTGCTCAAATACCAATGGAAAAGGCTCCGGCGTCCGCACCACCAGCCGAGGCACCGTCCCGGTCGACAGCATGAATACCTACGCGGTGGGGGTCGAGATCGGCAACAACGGGGTGGGTGAGCCCTACAGCCAGGCGTGCATCGACGCCGCGTTCGCGACGTCCCTCGTCGTGACCGCCAACTGTGGGCTGGCGCCGAGCGACGTGATCCACCACCAGGCCTACGCCCCGGACCGCAAGGTCGACCCCGCCACCGCGACGGCGGTCCAGGGCGGGTGGCGGCCCCGCTCGGTCACGTCGTCGGGGACCTGGAGCCTCGACGACCTCAAAGCCGAATGCAACCGCCGCGCCGGCGCGGGCGGCGGGACCGCTCCCGCGCCGCAACCGCCGACGCCCGAACCCGCACCGCCCAAGCGGATCCCGCTCGAGGCGTTCCACGATGAAGGAGAGCCGATGTTCGTCACGATGAAGGACAACATATATTGGGTCGGCAACGGGATCGGGCGCCGCAAGTGCGCCGACACCTCCGAGGTCGACTTTCTCATCGAGAAGTTCAAGGCGGCCGGTACCCCGCTGCGCAACTTCCAAGGCGGCCAGCAGGTCACGGCCCGCAGTCAGATCAACGCCTCCCAGCAGCTCGGCCGCCTCGGCGTCGACGTCGCCGCCAAGTGACCGTGGCCAGGTGTTCTGGCGCGACGTGCTCGTCGCCGTGATCGCCGGCGGCGTCGGGGCGGCGATCCGCCACTACGTGGGCGTGTGGCTCGACCGGCGCGACCGCCGCCGCGAGCCCTGAATTCGCGATGTCTACGGCATCGCGAAATCCCCCTGGTCAGGGCGCTGGAATCGCGCGAGACATCGCGACAACCCGAGACGCCGACACCTTCGTATAGATCTGGGTCGTCGCCACCGACGAGTGACCGAGGAAATCTCGCAGCGCGAAGACGTCCGCACCCGGTGTCGCGTACGCCACGGTCGCCGCCCGGTGCCGCAATTGGTGGGCGACGACGGGATAGCCGGCGGTGCGGAACGCCCTGCACACGATCTGAGACACGCGCGCCGGTGAAAGGCGCACACCTCGTGAGCCGGTGAACACCGCCCACCCGTCACGCTCGAGCGCCGCCAACCGGTCACGAGCCCACGTCGGCAGGGCCACGATCCGCTGGCGGCCCTTGCCCAACACTCGCACCCGGCCCTCGATGAGATCGACGTCGGCCCAATCCAGGCGCGACACTTCGCAGCACCGCAGCCCGCCGCCGGCCTGAAGCGCGATCATCGCCGCCGTCTGGACATCGACGCCGCCGAGGACATCGGCCACCGCCGCCTCGTCGGCCGGGCGCGGCAATCGCCGCGGTAACCGCGGCCACTCCACGAGCAGAGTCGGATTCGCCTCGCACAGACCCTCGCGCATCGCCCACCGGTAGAACGCGCGCAGGTAGCCGATCAGATTGCGGGAGCTCGCCGGCGAAACCCGTCGACGGTCTACCCACGCCTCAACGTCATGGAACGTGGCAGTACGCCAGTGCGGGTGAGCACGAACCCACCGCCGCGCGTTCGCCTGTCGCGCCCAGATCGTCTCCTTGGCGTAGCCGCGCCGCACCATGTAGCGCCGATAGGCCTCGAGATCCGGCGGACTAGTCATCGCAATACCGATCGACGGCCCAGCGGTACTCCTCGTCGTCGAGCACGTTCAGTCGCGCCGACAAGCACAACTCTTCGTCGCTCGGTTTGGTATCGCCGCCACCGCAGGCCGCCACGGTCGCCGCAACAACGCCAATCATCATCAGTCGTCGCAACATAGCTCGCTAGTATGCGCCTCATGGCACGAACTACACCATTGAAAGTTGACAGGCTGGCGCATGATGCGCCCATGGACGCGAGCGAAGCTGCCGCGTACCTGGGTGTTGGGCTAACCAAGCTGCGCGATTGGGAACGGGAGCAGAACCTGCCGGTGCACCGTCTCGGCTCCGGTCCGAAGGCGCACCGCCGGTTCTACCGATCCGAGCTCGATACGTGGTTGCGGTCTAGATGCACCGCGAATCCACCTGATCAGGGTAGGCCCGCCAAGCCCGCCAAGAAGGGCCGCAAGTGAGCGGCGCGCGTTGGGAGTTCGGCGTCCGCGTCGACGACCCCCGCCAGGCCCTCGACGACCTCGCCAGCACCATCGTCCTGCTCGAGGACTTCATCGACCTAACCGTCCGCATCATCGCCGAAACGACCGGTGTCGCCTTCGACGACGCGGTGAGATTGCGCCGGGAGCTCGCCATATTGTCCCGCCGGCTGCAGGCGATCCACGCCCGGCTCTCGACATGAGGCCCCGCGACCTCATCCCCCTAGTGGCGATCGCCGCGTGTGTGATCTGGGGGAATGTTATTCCGCCGGATACCACACTCTGTCCCGCCCCCACCGACGGCCCGCAGTTCTACTGCTGGCTGCAGACGCAACCGTGACCGGGCTCGTCGTCGCCGTCGTCGCCCTGGCCGCCCTCGTCGTCGTCCTGTGGCCGAGAGGTTCGCCGCGGAATCGGGTCGATCCGCCCGAACGGATATCGGCCCGATCCCTACGGCGGCTGCTCGAAGGCGATCACCACGACATCGATGGGGAACGAGGAGGGGGACCACCACCGTGAGCAATGCACCCGAGACAGTACCCGCCTCCACGCGGATGATCCCGGTTCGGTTCGCCCGCGACGCCGTTCGCGGCACCGATCTCTCACTCAAGGCGCGCTATCTGCTGGCGATCCTGGTCTGCTACGCCAACCCGGCGAAGATTTGCCATCCGTCTGACGCCGAGCTCACCGACGTCACCGGGATGTCGCGATGGTCCCTGCAACGAGCGCGGCGCGAGCTCATCGACGCCGGTTTGGTCGACATCAACTCAGGTCAGGGCCGTGGCCGCCGGACCGTGTACCTCCTCCTCATGCCCGACCTGGCGCCTATCCACAACCGGAGCAGAGCTGCACCGTTTTCGCCGGAAAACGGTGCAGAGCGCACACACAAACGGTGCAGCCCTGCACCCGAAAACGGTGCAGGGCTGCACCGCGGAAGAGAACTAAGGAAGGGTGCTAAAGAAGGCGTGCCGCGCACGTCTTGCGACGCGACGTGCCCGCGGTGTGAGGGCAGTGGAGTCGAGGAGTTCACTCAGACCGTCAGAGGGATGCCCTACGTATTCGCCCAGCGATGCCCGAACCAACCCCGCTGATCGAGGATTGCCGCTACGCGTTGGACGTGATCGAGGAGCACACCGCTGCGCCAGCGATCGACCATCGCCGCTACGACACCGACGACGGCCCGTTGGAGATCGACTACCGGCCGCCGTGCCGGTACGTCGATGTCGTCGCCGCGCTCGACGGGAGCCATGAACGGGCGCAGCTGGCGCTGCGCCGGCTCGAGCTCGACGGTGAGATCGTCTGGCTCGGGTCGGGGGTGCTGTTCCCGAACCGGTACCCGTGGTCACGGTTCGCACGCCGGGCCGGTCCTAGCATCGTCACCCGTGGCGACACAGGGCCGGTTGGTCGACGAGCTCGGGACGCTCAGGGTCACGTTCGACACGCAACCGGTGACACAGATCGCGGCCGTGCCTGAGATCCACCGACTCCGAGCCCAGGGCTACGGGCCGACCGCGATCGCTCGTTCGCTCAACAGGCGCCGGGTGCCGACCCCGTCGGGTCGTGGACGGTGGCATCCCGACACCGTCAAGCGACACATCGACCCGGGCCCGTGGCGTGACTACATGCGCCGCTACCGCGCCACCCGCAGCCGATGAGCGCACAAGCAGAAATAGATGAACCTGTCGAAACGGGGATTCCGATTCAACGCCTCGCCCCGAAGGACCATCTCAAGCGTGCTGCTCAAGCGCCGATCGCTAGCAACGCTGAGCACTATCACCTCACGGCGGCGATCGCCGAAGCACTCGACCGTATCCTTGGCGTTCTTCAACTGATCGAACAGCATCTCGCCCGCAAGGAAGACGAGTGAAGGCTTCGCCGACTCGTCGAGGGTACGGGGCGGATTGGCGACGGATCCGCCTGGTGGTGCTCGAGCGCGATAATCATCGGTGTCACTGGTGCGGCCGGCACGCGACGACCGTGGATCATGTCCGCCCATTGTGCGCCGGGGGTGCGCGCCTCGACCCCGCGAACCTCGTGGCTGCGTGTGTGGGCTGCAACAGTCGGCGGGGCGCCAGGTTCTCGGGCCGCCGGCTGAATCGCTCACTTGCCGCCGGCTCCGGGTTCCTGGTCCCCGCCGGCGCCAAGCGCGAGCATTGACGGCGTGGCTGCCCGCACGATCCGCCGGTCGTCGGCCCGGGGCACGGCGTCGCTGCCCCGCTCGGCGTTCGCCTACCCGTCGCGCCGGGCGTTCCCGATCAACACGCCGCGTCGGGCCCGCTCGGCGCTGGCCCGGGCGAGGATGTCGAGCAACCGTGCCACCTACCGTCACGTTGCTCGCAAGGTGCGCGCACGGTACGGCAACCGTGTCGCCTCCGTCGGTCCACGTCGAGGGACCGTGACTCGGCCGGGCTATCGACGGACCGGTCCGGCGCGTCGTGTGCGTTCGCGCCGCCCGCCTGCGCGTACCGCGTCGGGCCGGTTCCGTCGTCGACGATGAGCGCGTTTTTGGGGTGGCGGATGAGGTTGTACCCCGCCGCTATCATCGATTTCTCTCCCGACCAGGGACGATCGGCGACGATGTAATCGTTGCGAGCCGGGATTGACCAC